TTCTATGTATTTTTGGAAATCATTGAATTTATCGGCAATTACTGCCTCTCTATCTCCCGTCAGCCAATCCTTTGCGTTAGGCATAAACAAGTCATAAAACTGTGCACGTTCGTCTTCACCAATAGCTGCACCTGATTCCAGACGCAGGGCAATACTTAACGCTCTTGCCATCTTCAATTTAGTCGTTCGCGCTGGTCCTCGCCAACCTAAAGCATCCCACATATTTAGTTCTTCATGTAACTTCCCGTCTTCGTCGAGCCAATATTTACGCGCTTCTTCCATCATGGCCGCAGCACGTTTTATCATAGTTTTCTTTATCGCTGGGTCAGGTTTTTCAGGGCCAGGGAGGTTGATGTTAGGACCAGATGAGGCCTGGCGCGGAACCCAATCATCTGGGGCTGCGGTTCCGTCCCTTTTCAGATACCTCAAATCACCTTTCTCGTTCCAAGCTATTTTGCCAGCGTGTTCGTTCCCCTCTGCATCTACAAAGACTTGTTTCTGCTGATCCTTCAATTTAGTTGTTGGAACATCCGCAACACCAGACTGGATAACATTGAGAACCTGATCTATCGGCATCCCATTCTTCAGCAACGCCTGGAAAAGTTTTCGCTTACCCTGGAAGTCAGCATCATCGAGGTTAGATAGTGCGTACCGCCCGGCGTAAATACCGAGACTCGCCAGCGCCTTTGCCTCATACCGATCAGCAGCTTTCTTATCACCCCCTACGAGAGCGGCACTACCAGCGATGATTGCCTTCCGTTTCTTAATCAACTTAATCGCGTCGGTAAGACCCTGGGCAGCAGATCGAGGAGCAGATGGGGAGGTGGATCGGGATGTTACCCAGGGTGATGTGCTATCCCCCCGGAGCCTCTGTCCTCCCCCATACGTCTGCTCATCCCTCGCCTGCTGGTTGAAATTCCTCTGCCGCCAGGAATCAGGGAGGTATTGGCCTAGCCAAGAGCGATTGCCGGGTACGCCCGCATTTTTCGCACCAGGGGCAACGGTAATTCCGTCCACAACTGATGGCGGCGCTGCTACTTGTTGGGCTGCCGCCTGATCTTCATGAAGACTATCTAAAGCCCCCTGAGAGAACCCACGCTTGGGTAGTAGACGCGCATTTGCATCTGCTATTCTGCCTGGCCGCATGGTGTTGTTGTGAGCGGTTGTCGCAGCTATTCGCCTTGCATTCTCCGCATTGAGATTGACACCGGGGGTTCCTAGTATGTCGGCTTGATTTTGATGACTGCTCGCGTCAGCCGCAGCCCTACCCGGCAGATCGGCTGGTCTGGGCACAACCCCCGCTGACTGCGGGATTAAGTGCGGAACTACCGTCATCAGACTATTCCGTCTAGCTGCGATGTCGGCTTGCAGCCGCATCTTCTTCCGCTCTGCTTTTCTAAATTCTTCTGGTGTCATCAGAATAAGCTCCCTGGTCGTCTTCGGAACCCCTCTATCGGATGTCCTAGCACCTCCCCATATTGCGAGGGGGCTGCCGGTTTAACCCAAGGGGATTGTGGGGTGCTTGGTGTTCCCTGGATTGTGCGAGAACCAAAGGACCGCGCCTGTGGCGCTTGTGGGTTCATCGCTGATTGATACCCGGCTGCCATATCGTTATTCGCCCACGCCTCGCCCAGTGCGTCACGAAAATCCTCATCAAACCAAGCGAATGGGTCCCGGGCCGCAGCGAGACTAGCCCGCTGACTTGCGAAGGGGTTGATACTTATGGGTCGCTTGATAAACGAGGCTGGGGAGTAAAAAGATTGTCCTGGCATTACAGCACTCCGTAGTTAACGTGTTTAATACCTTCAATCTCCATCACGGCATCAGGTCTGGTGATCTCAATCTCTTGCGCCATCACTCCTCGACTCCTAGTGTTGGAGCCTTTGAAGTTGTAGGTGTAGACATTGTGCCCTTTCCAAGTTCCATCGAACTCGATGTTTTCCTTGATGCGGATGTCAGATTTCGGTATAAACGGAGCGGCAATGCTCGCTAATTGGCCGAGCGTCTGCAGACCAGATGGCCCTGGCGTTGTTTGGGTGGTCGTGCCACCGTAGGAGCCTTGGATCATTCGCATATAGTTCTCAAGCGCTTGCTGTGGAGCGGTACTCTGATACTGATGGCGAGCCATGTCACGGTTGATTGTCTCCTGTGTCATTGCCCTCCTTGCATCTCCAATTTCACCCATAGCAGCGTAATTCCCCAGTGGTGCTGACATGATGGATGGGTACAGTTGGGCGTAGTTCTGTGCGCGATTTTGAGCGGCCTGTTGTGCGCCGAACGTCATCTCCGCAGCCTTGTTCAGCATTTGCTGGTTTGCGGATGCGATAGCGTTGGCTTGAACGATGTCGCCGCGTGAACCACCACCCGGCTGATGCTCAACCATAGATTGTCGGATTCCGGGTAGCACATTTGTTTCCAACTGCGACTTCATCTGCCTGCCAAGTACGTCCATCATCGGGTTGAATGTGGCTGTGTCGATTTGACCCGACAACCCCTTCAGTAAACGATCCTCTGCCCCAGCCTGTTGTGCGGCAACTCTTGGCCCCATCCCATACCCAAGCGCAGATGTGTGGGCCGCTGTTTGCGCTGGGTCGAACCCGGCAAGAGTTTCCTTGCCGTAATAGGTGGGGGCGCCTTTGTTATACAGTCCTTTAGCCTGTTCAAACCCTGCCGTTAGATATGGGATCTGTTGTTCCCACGGTTCTTGTTTGGCTGTGCTTACTTGTGTTCCACCACCCATTATCGTCCTCCTCCTTCCCCGTAACCCGGTTCCTGTAATACCGCCCATTCTGGATAAACGTGCGGCTGAATAAATTGCGCCGCCGCTGTAACATTTGCCGCCGCTGGATTATTTTTTACTGCCGCCGCTACAGCGTTGTCTATGTTCCTTTGTGCCTCATCAAGCGCTTGTTCCGAAAAATAAAGAGCCTTACCACCGGAAGAATTCTGACCACTCACAATATCAAAACTACGTTGAAGTGCGGGGGTTTCCTGTACTAGATTTTGGACAACGTGTTCCCGAACCTGATCTGCCGCTTTCTGCATTGCGTAGTCGCCACCCTGACCAACAGAGGTGAATGGGGCAGTGTCAGTCGCCACAGCCATTAACCCCCCAAGTGTGTTGGCCTTATCTGCCATAGCATTACCAAGAAACGAATTCAGGTAGGGGTCTATTGTGATGGGAGTTTCTGGAACCCATGTGCTGGCAACATCAGGGCCGCCACTTGTAGTAGAGGTGCTTTCGGTTGGGATGTACCCTGTTGAGTAGCCTCCTGTCGGGTATCCCCCGGTTGGGTAACTTCCGATTAATCCCCCGCCCCCACCATAGCCCCCTGCGTGAATACGAGGGGGTTGATAATCAAAGATGTTGCTGGGGATATTGTTGGGATTGGTGGCGTACTGGTATTGCTCATGTCCGAATAACCCCCCCGCTGGCATATATCCAGACCAATCCAAAAGTCCGGGTGGGGTGTAATCCTGTACCAGTTGAGGGTAGAACGGATTAGCGGCGTAAGGTGCTGATGAGCCGCCGCCACCACCTCCACTATCACCAGAAGGTCTCGCAATGAATTCGTCAAAGTATGTACCACTACTATCTCCGAAATAAGAATCGTATGCGTCCGTACCGGGTAGAACTTTAGTATCTCCCGCATCCCCGTAAGTACCAGCATAAAGTTCAGCATCCTCCGCTGCGTGAGCGCGACCAAAAGCAGCCTTGCTTGTAGCGCCTTTGTCTATCCAATACTTACTGTCCCACGCGGTAGGATCGGACTCAATTTTTGACCATGCCGCCGCAAGGTCAGGCCGGGAGTCCACATAACTTTCAAAGTCTGATGAGGTATATTCCCCAGCGCCAAACTTTGCGTATTTTTCCGCTGTACTTGCGCCGCCGCCCATTAGTTTTTCCTCAGTTTTTTCGTGTACACGATATAATTATCACTCCAATCAGTGAGTATCTTTTTCCATCCTTTCCTGCCCCAGGCTTCCAGAGAGTCACAACCAAGATTGAGAGCGAACTCCTCGACTCTGGGGAGAAATGAAAACCATCTGTCCATGCCGCTGCCGCCGATTGCGATAATGCGGAGAACCTTCTTTTGCGGGTACGGGATAACTTGTGTCACCATCGCGGCGATCACCTGTTTCTTTTCAATCGCAACCCAGAGGTGCATCTGGCCTGAAACGAGGAAGGAAAAGAAATCCTCCGTGGATATTTCCCCCTCAGAATGGGGCTGCGCTTTTTCCAGTAAGTCAGAAACGTGGGGCCAGAGTCCGGTAATTTCGTCCGGGGAGACAAGGGAAACTAGAGTTGATTCCAACTCGACCCGTCAAAATAATAAATCCCCGCTCCGCTGCCTGGATCCCATGAGGTCCCATCTGCGTATTCGATCTGGCCTTTTCTTGGTTTGTCAGGAGCCGCAAAGCTCTCCTCCAACCGGAGTTTGGAAAGGTTGAAAACAACCTCACCCAATCGGTTTAACTCGTTGGTAAGGTAAACCGGAATGTCTTGCGGGTTTACAGGGGGCGGGCCGGGTTGATACCGAGTTACTGATTTCCATTTTTTAGAATCAGCTATAGCCACGGCTACCCCTGCGACCAGCGTTCTCTAATTCAAACGTGAGGCCCGAAAGTTTCCAATGGGTGTCGCTGGTTGATTCTACTTTTACTCCGTACAATTTCCCTGTTGCACGACAGGACACTTTTGACATGGTATCCGGGTTAAAGGCAAACGGTCCTTCCCAAGACACTGCCTCCTCCGTGGACATCTGAGTACCAACATACAGATCAACCGTGTCGGCATTCAGAACTTCTATCTTCGGCCATATTGCCTTTATCCGTTTCACCGTTGTTTGATCAGGGTTTCCTTCTGCTGTCATTGACATACCTGTTCTTTCGATGAAAGCGGTCATGTCTGTCGTGTCTTCCTTATTGCCGCTGCCGTCACGGAATAGTTTTGTCGAAACCGGGGAAGCAAATACTAAAACGTCTTCAAACTTGTCAAACGACATCGCCCAGCGCCCAGCAGCAGAATCCCAGCCACCAGATGCCGCTGCCCATGTGCCAAAGGAAAGAGGATCATCCACAACACCAGGTGTAATGTGCGCTAATTCTGGGAGGTCACGAATCGTAAATGCTTTGGTGATGTAGTTGAACACCACTGCCTTATCAATCTGATTGTTTGCTGAATCCGCGCTGACAAAACAGGCCAGAACTTCACTGCGACCGTAATCTGTTACAACGAACGAGCGGTCGGCATATTCCCCGTCAATGACGTTGTACATCCAATCCTTCAATTCAGATGGCAAGATTGGCGCGACAGTCTGACCGTTGTTGATATAAAGATCATCCACCCCGAGGATAAAATGCCCCCCAGGGAATTCCGAAACGCAATTCTTCGCCATTATCCCGATAGGTGCGACCCTGCGGAAGGAGAAGATAAAGGGCGTACCAACGTAGGACATCTGGTGAACAGCGCCGGAGGTGTATATCTGAAAGGTATCTCCGAGCTGTAATCCATCCCGTATGATCTCCGCGCCGGATTGCAAAGGGTACTCGCCCGAGTCGTTTGTACTGGAGGTTTCATCAAAGGATGAAGGAACTGTTTGTGTTGCCGCTTCTGTAGACCACTTCACCAGCGTAGGGTAATTTACAGAAGATTTGGTGACATTCAGCGCAACAAGGAATGATTTGAACGACTTTATCACCGCGCATTCTGTAGAGGTAGGCCAGTTTGTCAGGTCTGCCATGAGAGTGCCGGTGTTAGGCAAACCAGAAGTCAGCGCCCAAAATTGCGGGTCATCGTTCGGATTCACCAGGATCAGAATCCCACCAAGTACGGTGGAGGACCAACCCCCCGCTGCGGTAGCGGAGTAATCGCTACCTGACCGTGTGATGTCGTGCCATTTTTTTGTCCTAGTCACAACTGCATCATCAGAATGTGCTGCTGCGGTGGTGCTGTTTGCTCCGCGTGAACAGGTGGTAAATGTCGTGGCGGTTTTGCCGGTGTAAGTTATCTGCTCCGACCCGATTGTGATCGTGCCGTTAGACTCAAATCCAGTGGTTGAGTCCACCGTGATTGTGGTAGCTGCATCTGTCAGGGAGCCGTTGAGTTGGTCGGTTTTGGTGGTGGCATCGTAGACGTGTATTTTTGTAAGACCGCCAACAATGAAATATTTGCTATTCCCGGCCTCCAGGTAAGTGATGTAGTACGGGGCAACCGGGCAGGTCGCCATGACTTCAGAATAACCGGGGATCTTCTCTATCGAACCATGCCAAGCTCGCACATTATTCCCATCCGACCAGGCATTTTGCGGTAACAGTGCTGGGGGGATGTCTTTCCAAATGCCATGCTCCCCAACATTTTCCATCGCAATTAAAGCCATTATTTCGGATACTTCGCTTTAACAGTCTGACGCAATCCCTCAAGCGCAGTCACTGATGCCATGCGTTCCTCGACTACTCCTTCCCAGAGAGCGACTACGAGTTCGTTAATGGACGGGTATTCTGCTTTTCGCTTTTCATCATACGATCTTGTGTCTGGCGCGTTCCACTTATCGACAATGACTTGTTTTTCATCTTCGGATAGTTCAACGATCTCGCCATTAACTTGCTTTGCCGCGACATCTGATTTTGTGTATACCATGATTAAGACTCCGAAAGACCGTAAAGTGTTACTCTGGCAACATGAGAGGCTGAACCAAGATTGCCACTTGAGGTCGAGAACCTAAAAGACACATGAGATTCAGCATCATCCCCAAGAAAATAAGGACTCCCATTTTCTGGAATAGTGTCCACATAACTGGTTCTACCGTTTATCGTTGTTCTAACACCCGAGTCCTGTGGGCTTAAAAAATACAACCAACCACTTATTGCTTCAGTATTGGGAGAGTCATCACAAAGATCGCAATAGTCCACAGAGGCGCCTTGCCTATAAGTTGTTGAACCATCGGTTTTTGTTTGCCATATCACAAAATCACCAAGTTCTAAAGCAGATAAATCAGAATTTCCAATTGAAATACGCAACTCTTGGTCAGTGGTAGCAAGGTAGACATTCTCAAATGTCATAAAGTAATGACTATACGTTGATGTAAATACATCGGTGAAATCCCAAGTAGCAACTGCGGCATTGTTTGTGGCAGTAGAAATAAAATTCAACCCGGCGACACCTGTCTTGGTTGCGCCTGTTAAGTCAATAGTTCCGTTTACATCAAGCGTTGCTGATGCGGGAATGGTAAATGTATCTGAGGCATCCCCCAGAGTTACATCAGTCCCTGAACGTGGGGAGATTTTGTTAACCTTAACTTCGGACATTTGGATACCCCACTGTCGGATCGGCTAAGTGCGCTTGATAATCAGGGTCGGCTTCGATCTCAGCCCATGCAGTTTCTAGTTCCGCTTGTGTTGGTTGTGGGTCAGAACCTAGCCACTCAACGAACTCATGTGGTGGTGGGTTTTGAGTCAGCCGATATTGGTTGGCGTTAAGACCCAAATGATGAATACATAAATTGATGTCCATTACGCCTCCTTGTAGATTTCGACTGTAGTGTATTGTTCGGTTCCAAAGTTTGCTGCGACTCCAAATCCGGTATCTGCGGCAGTTTCAGAACCTTGCTGTTGTATTTCAAATGCTTTAGAAGCCGCAATGACCACCCTCGTGGAGCCTTGGCATACAAACGCATCGGCAGCCGAATAATTCACCATACTGATACCGTCAACTGAAGAATCTGTAATGTTATATAAACGTGCTTGCTGATACTGAATTGCCCTAGACTGGCAAGCCCAGCGAATTAAATAATTTCCCGCGCCCAATGTAAATTGATTTGTTGCAATCGAAACGATGCTATCTGGGTCAGCGATTTCTGTTTGTAAATCTCGTGTACGCCAATCTCCATTCGTATATGTGCCGCCGTCCGTATTCTGCGCTTTCTGATCTGCGATGATGGCGTAAGATGAGAAAAGGCCGAAACCAGTAGCAGTGCCACTATTCACCAATGTCGCGCCTGATGGAACGGTAAACGTATCCCCAGAGTCACCCAGAGTTACGTCTGTTCCTGTAGCAGGACTTAGTTTATTTGCTTTGACTTCTGAAGCCATCAGGCACCTCCTGTCAGGGCTGTTATCTCTGCGTCAGTCAAACCAAGTGCAGAGAGTTTGTCGTGCGCTGATTGTTTGTCTGCGGCTTTTTGTAATTCTTCTTCTGTGGGTTCGTATGGAGGCGCGGGTGGTTTAGCAACGAAACTGCCGTTGTACTCTCCACCGATCCATGCGTTAGCATCTGCTTGGATAAGTTCACCGTCTACCGTGTATTCTGATACTCCATCCCACTCCACAATGTTTGTGACTAGGGAGTCTTTTACTATTGCGTATTTCATTACTTGTACTCCCAGACTATTATGATTCCATCACCACCAGCAAATGATATTGTTCCAGCATCATTTTGTGTAACCGTTCCTCCGCCTCCACCGTAACCAGTGGGTAGTTGTTGTCCGTTATATGCGCTATATGCACTTGGGTGAGCCCAACTACCGCCAAAGCCGAATTTACTATTGCCACCTCTGTGATCTAAATAACCGGCTCTTGCAAATCCCCGCTCTCCTTGCACATTGAAATCTCCGCCTGTTGCGGTTCCGCCATCACGTGGCCCAGATCCGCTAGTGTAGTACCCACCTTCCCCACCATTTCCTGTAACAGTGTTTGTTCCATCAGCCCAAGAGGATGCCCCACCATCACCTCCATTAACATTTGAATCGCCTGTTGCGGAGCCAGTGCCACCAGAGCCAATAGTAATTGTCGAAGATGAAATTCCTGATACATCGAGAAGTTTCGTTGCGCATCCGCCTGCGCCGCCAGAGGTAGACAGTACCACGGAAGTGACGCATGATCCACCACCTCCCGCACCTTGCACTTCCATAATCACTTTTGTGATGCCACTTGGACGAGTCCATGTTCCACTGGAAGTAAAGGTTTGTACTGAGGCTAGACCGCCTGCAAACCCAGTCGCTGTTCCCGCTGATGCATCTATAGTCGCGCCGCTTGGGATGGTTACGGTATCTCCGGACGCACCCAGCGTTAGCGTTGTGGAAGCGCCTTCTGGTTCAATCGTATCTACGTTGAGTTTACTCATACAATCACCAGAGTTCCCGTGACTGTAACCGTACCAGTAAACGTCACTGGGCCAGCAACAACCGCGTTATC